GGACGCAGAAGATCCAGTCGCGTATTGATCTACGTTATCAATTTGAATTCTGAGCCTTTGCCATGACCCACTGTTAACATGGACCATCCCGGAAGAAGGATTATAATCTTCTGGATTAAAATACTCAGATCCGTCATGTGAGCTGGTGACACCAAGAGCTTTATATCTAGAATGCACAAAATTTGAGTTAATTACTGGATCAGCTGAACCGAACGAAAACGGATTTAACGAATGATCTTCAGTTTCCTGATCAGTTAAGTGCTTAGTCCAGAATCTTAAGTTAAACATGTCCCCTTTAAAATCTGAAGTTGCATATCCAAGAGCTGTATTCGTCGTGTTGTTCAAATGCTTCGAAGAATAATCCGTAGTTTTTCCGATACTGATAAATGGTTTGTCATCAGTCGATCGATCAGTGACGGGCGGCGTGTTCGGTGTAGTGGTTTCCTGATAACCGTCGAACGGATGATTTGAGACGTTCTGTACAAAGCTTGACGTCGTGTAGCTAGCATACGTACGTGCACCATTCGAGCTTTTAAGCCGAAGGTGCATTTTAGAATATTCGCCAAAATTTTCTCTGGAAAAATTAAGATACCATCTTCCACCGTCAAACATATTGACGTTCGGTATTGTCAGATCTACTTCAGCCGCGGATGCAGAACCGCTAGAAGCAACAACTAATCTTACTTTGTAATCTTCCGGATGATGATAAGTACCAGAATACACTAAACAATTAATAAAAGGGCTAACAGTGCCGTCTGACGCGGAAAGATCTAACCTGGCCAGTGACTGAGTCGTATACGGGCTACTCTCTGGCAGAATGTAATTCGACTCAAAAGAGAATGATCCGGAAGTCAGATTTAACTTTTTCGTGTTTGTTGTCCAGGTTCCACCAGCTGGGTTAAAAACTGGTAGATTAAAATTAATCGATGGTAGTCCAGGTTCCCATCGGTTAGCTATCAGATTATCACTATGCATATACATAGAAGCTGTATTAAAAGTGATCGCCAGAGTATTTTTAACCCTTTCTTTTCTTATTGGTAGAGAATTAGGGAATCCTGGATGTGAGCCGTATTCTCTAATCCGAAAGTTTGAATCAGCATCAATGCCAAAAGAATTCAACATCATTCTGATCGAGGATATTGTTCCCTTAGATCTAGTTATGTGTGGCAATTCTGTTGTAACACGGCGCCAAATGGAGGCCAATATACTTTTGAGTGACCGATTAGAGTTTCTTACGTTGTCGTTTAATCTTCTTCCAAGATTAAATTGGTCCGGATTGGCTGATGAAAACAAATTAGGCAGTTCATAACCGTATTGTTTAGCTACCATCTCTATTGCATGCTGAGGGATTCCGTTAATGTCTTCATAGTTCAACGCAGCAATGTCAGAAAATGAATCGATATATAGCTTAACGTCATCAAAAAACGTTGCCCAAAGGTACAAGAAATGCGCTATTATTTGATTTGACGGCATCTGCCCGCCTCCAGGAATAGCAATAGAAGATGTATACTCTGGTAAGATATTTGGATCACTTGGTTGAACTAAATCAGCCTCGAGATAGTGGCTGGGAACTAACCTCACTATATAGTTTGGATTAATAGCGTCATAATTACTGGCGGAGTTTAAAAGTCTGATATTTTGGCTAGTAAGGGTTGGATAATCCGGAAACAAAACAGGATTATCGTATTCTACTTCGTACTTGATTGGCGTACCGGTTTCTTTGAGCCTGTTTGAGTTCGAATAGCTCGTAATGTTTGCATGCAGGCCGTTTCCAGAGGAATCCAAAACCAAACTCGAGTTTGCATATGAGCCGGTAGGCTCATTGAATTTATAATACAGAGCCAATCCTTCTGTATCGGTGGCGTTCTTGTTTATGCTAGAAGATATATTCGTAACTGTTTTGGCATAAGTCCAGAATCTAAGTTCATCAATTGATCCAGTAAGTAATTGATTCGCCGCGAAGATATATCCGCTTGCATCCACAGAATCAGAGACTATCTGATTGACATGACTTGAACCAGATCCGATTGTTATATCTCTACGAATAAAGTCAATTTTATCAAAATCTAAAGTGCTTGACTCTATATCTTTCAGGCGGCCGTCGACACAAATGAACATGCCGTTGGTATCAGCTTTGTCATAAACAATTCCGACATGACTAAATTCACCTTTTGTGACTGATGATGAAACATGTAACTTGTGTGTAGATCTAGAAGATGAAGCTTCGCCGGAACCAGAAGAAAATATTGAATGAATCTCTACTTCGGTATCCGACGAAAGAGAAGAAGATACAAAAACACTTATTCCGGTGGTACCGTCTTCTGACAACTTCTGAAATATAACCTGGTTGTCGTGACTCGTACTATCATCTGGCGGCATAAAAAAGAATTCTACCGTGTATCCGCTCTTTTGGACACCGGTACCTACAACACTCTGCAAAGACTTTTTTCTAGCTAGACTGGGATAAAGATAACCCTGAGAGTCTTTTACTACAATTTTGTTACTCCCGTCAAAGTTTAGATATCCTAAATATTTTGGAAACAAATCAAAAACATGAGACTCAAATCCATTTAAGTTGTCGTAAAACTCTCTTTTTTCATCCTGACTGCCATCATATGGAAAATGATTAATTATTCTTTCATAAGCAGCGTTAACCTTAACCTCAGCCGAATGAAAGAATGTGTGCTGCGAGAAATTGCTCCAATCAATATTGAGCTGCTGGGTACTGTACAGTCCATCTGATAAGGGAAACGAAGTCCACGTCTTTTTATTTTTGTCAGCGTAATCTTGTAAATCATTCTTTGTCAAGGTTTTATTGACGACTGTACTGGGCTTGACATTAAAAATAATATTATTTGATGAAAATAATGGCTCGTTGCTCATGTTACACTACCTTGAACGTTTGTCCTGTCTCATATATACTTTCTTTTCCGCTTTCTACGACCATCACATCGATCGTGTAACTTCTTCCCTTAGGCCAATTTTTTGTGGATAAATTAAAGTACATGCCAGAGCTATCAGATGATATTCTAGTTGCATTGTTCCCTTTAGTAAAAGGAACAATCAAGTCGTCGGTTCTTGTGTCCCGGATCCTATAGTAAGCTTCACCGAACACTAATGATCGAAGAGCCAAGCTTCTTCTCACCGGTTTATATATTTTGCTTTCATCTCTTACGTGTAAATTCAACCGGTGTGTTTCATTCTTCTTGTAGGACTTAAATAAATTTGTTATTTTAATTTTATACGCTGGAATCGTATCTGAATCTTGTGTTTCTGGACTCTTCATCGTAAAAGATCCCGTGAAATATGTATATACTTCGTTTTCATCCATCCATCTTTCAAACATAACAAGGGACCCTGAGGCAACTACATGCTGATATAGAGATTTGGAATTCGCCAAAGTGCTACTATCAAATCGATCGATGGCAAATGAAGCGGAATACAAACCCGCGACAGTCTTTCCAGCCGGGTGAAATACGCCGGCCGAGGCTGTGATGGCAAATGAACCACTATGTATAATCGCTACCATGCTGTCAGCAGTTTTTAATTGCGACTCTTCTGATCCGGATATAAAATATGCGCCAACTCCTCTAACGTTATTTTTTATAAACAAAGATCCAGAAGTATTAAAAAACATATGTTTTCTCTGGTCTCTTATACCATCATCGAATCTTACGACCATTTTAGGCCTCAGGTATTCGTTTCTAGCGTGACGAGAAGCAAATCTCTTGACAAATCTAGATTTTGCGTCTGTTTCTTCCGATCCGGAGAAGGCTATTAGGAATCCATGGTCCTGCATAAATCCAGCCATCGTTGCTGATACTGCAGTAGTCACGTCAACAAACAGATCCTCGTGACCGTCAGCAAAGTACTGTGTAGAATACAATCTTGTCTCAGTACCAGCGATCGATCCGGATCCGACGATATCAATATCATCTGACGACAAGTATCCGATAGACGTGGCGCCCTGACCGTTCCAAAGGTTATAACCACTTGAATAGCTAGCGGTCATCCAATTAGATTGATCTAGATCATTAAAAGAATATATGTCAGATCCTCTTCCTTCATCCCAGGATTTAGAAAGCGGATATACAGCGACATTAAACTTATTTGGAGTAATCTGAGATCCGTTAATGTCTTTAAGGTTTATAAAGGCTTTAAAACTGTCTAGCTCGGCGTATGGAGAAATAGAAGACGAGATGTCACTAATGTTAAATTTTAGAAGTATTCTAGATATCTCAGTTGGAGCCGAATAAGATCCTGTATATCCATTGAAGGATGTTTCATTATATAATTTAAATAAATCAAGAGTAGAAGCCTGCCCGACGTTAGCATCAGACGCGGACAAGGTAGTGCTTATAATCTTGTTCGTTATATAATTGTCTGCCGAAGCTGTAAATATTAAATGCATTAGACGTTCACCGTTATGTCGAAATCAGGATGTCTCAGCTCAAAAATAGCATTGGCTGGAATATTATATGTTCCATTTAGTCTGCTGTTGCTAAAACTGTAAGAATAGCTAGAATATTCTCTGTCGGAAATATTTCCAGTGATATTACTGAAATTTAAACTATCCATAGCCTGTACTCCAGGGGTATTAAGAACAACAGATATGGCTTCGGCCTCATTAATGTTTTGGCCAAGCTGAAAGTTGTTTATATTAAAGTAATCTTTTAAGTTATTTATTATGGAATTGGCTACATCTGACGTGTTTGTACCGGCAGTAACAATAATGTTAACTGTAACCTTAAAATTAATTATGTCCGCATCTAAAATATCTATCGCGCTTGATATTAATCTAAACTCATTTAGGTATGTCGACATATTTTGCTTTAAAGCATCCGGGGACTGAGTAAGCTTTCCGGTTTTATCTCTTGATATAATGTGCAACAAACTAGCCATTGGATTGTTTGGATTAGCAATGATACTTGCTCTGAAAACGCGACCAAACTCTGCTGGCAGAGTAAATATTCTGGCTAACAAGTCTTCTTTTGTAACTATTCTATTCTGCATATTTCTGGACGCGGGAATCAAAGCCCTGAGCTCTTCGATAGAAGGCGCATTTGATCCACCGGAAGCCGCATGATCATTAACTACATCTATACTGTTAACTACTCGTGTTCTTGCCGTTGTAGAAACCAAAGGATTAAACTCTATTTTAAGTCCAGAAACTCCGTTTGCAGAATTAGCGTCCACATTATGAGACGAACCTCCACCATATCGATATGAAACATAAATCGTAGTATTTTTAGGATATACCCCTAGCGTTTTTGAATTCAATATGCTGTTTGGATCTAAGCTGAACTTTGTAATATTTCTTCTTCCATATAAAGGTAGAGCCAACTCTGACGGATCCGGTATTACATCTGTATCTATTGAACTAGGCGCACCAGAACCAAATTTAATTCTAGTGGTTCTAGTATTTAAAGACGTCTCCGAGATATATCTTCGTGACGCAGATATAACCTGAATATTATAAAAGACGCCATCGTTTGAAAAGTTTGGATTATTAACAGCCTTGAATATAGTGTCTTGACTTAGGCTTTCGACTTCAAAATAATCGTTACCGTCTGCATCGTAGACCCTATCGATCGACGACACTGATGGGTTTTTTAGGCCCAAAGTACGAAAAGGAACATCGCTATTAGATATAGAAAACGAATCAGTTGCCGATCGTCCGGAAACGCAAAGCCCGGATGAGTACATGTAAAATGATTCTGGGATTCCGGCTCTTCTATTTGCCGAAACGACTGTTGCAACATATTCACCGAATTCGTCTCTCAAAGCAAAATCCACATCATGACTTAACTCAAAGCTTATTCCGGCGCCAGTTGTTACGATCGTACCTTTCTTTATGATAGGCAAACTTTTTTCCTCCGGGACATAATCGCCATTCTTGATTTCAGAAGGTACTTCGATAAAAAATTTGACGTACATAGTAGCAGGACTAGCGCCAGTTATCTTAACGCCGGCATTCCTGATATGGTTTTCAATGTTTTCAGACTCAATAGCCGTCTGATAATTAAGCTCATTATATTGATGATCTAGATAATAAGACATGTTATCACCAACATATGCAGCCATTTCTAGAAATAATCCTCCAAGAGAACTTTCAGAAAAATCTTGAATATTGTTCGGAAAATAAATTCTAGCATGATTGAGAAGTTCGTCTCTAAGACCAACAAAATCTTTAGCTAAATATTTTCTATTTTTGTTTTCAGCCATATTAAACTCCCATTGGTAACAACAGTGTTAATCCACGTCTAGCGTTTGTTAACTGAGGAACTGAATAAGTTATATTAACCGATAAAGCTCCTCCCGCAAAACCTGAATGTGGGTCCGTAGTACTAGTCACTAAAGAAGGAGGAAGTTGACTAGTCGTAAAGTCTTCCAATTGCACGAAAGGCATAAATGTTCGAACAGCATTTTGAATTTTTGCCATCATTTCTATTTCCGCGTCTTCTTTGTTAGCTACATTGTACTGTGTTTTTCTTAAATCTGTTCCAAATGCTGGATTTCCTAATCTTTCTCCCTTATTTGTCAGTATAAGATTTCTCAGATTATCTGATATCTGGTCAGATATATCATAACTCATATCAAACAAGGTCCCTTTTTTTAAACTTATTGGTGTTTTTATGCCTATAGGTCTTCTGGCCGTCGATTCGACTTGTTCTATTCTATTGTTGTAGTCTTGTATCTTTTGGCCGACTGACTTAAAAGTGATTGTACTAGAGTTTGCAGTTGAATAATTTTTTGCGGTCATTTTTATGTCTCCTCGCAATAATTATGCAACGTTTTATATTTTAGTGTAATTTAATATTGCTAAAGTAAAGTACCCACAACGGGACCCACGCCTCCATCAGGCGCTGTACAAACACCGGTGAACGTTGTGCCTTTAAAGGCAGAATCAATAACTGTTGCCATATG